ATGGCGGAGCAGGGTGAGCGCGACATGGACGGCGGGGCGTCCGCCGATCCCAGGCCGGGCGCTTTCCCCTTATGGCCGGCCGACGGCAGCATGTGCGGCATTGATGGAGCCGGCGTGCTGGACGCGCTGTTCTCCACCAACGCCGCCCCCATCCTGCTGATCGATCCCGGACGCGACGGCGCCATCGTCGATGCCAACCCGCGGGCCGCCGTCTTTTACGGCCACAGCCGCGACCGGCTGCGCAGCCTTCATGTCTGGGACATCAACCAGCTCGGGCGGGCGATCCTGCCGGCGATGCGCGAGATCGCGTCCTGGGAGGGCGGCCATTATCCGCAGCGTTTCCACCATCGCCTGGCCGACGGGTCGGTGCGCGATGTGCAGGTCTATGCCGGCCCCATCCACCTCGGCGGGCGCAAGCTTCTGCTGTGCATCATCCACGACATCACCGCCGTGATCGAGGCCGAGCAGTTCAACCGCCTGCTGCTGGAGAACGTGCAGGTCGGGGTGTGCGGCATCGACCGCTCGGGTGCCGTCACCTTCGTCAATCCCACCGCCACCAGCGCCTTCGGCTTCCGCCACGAAAGCGAGCTGATTCGCAGCCACATCGGACGCTTCCTGTTCCCTGCCTTCCCACCCGGCACCGCCACTGGAGGCGTCAGGCCCCATCCGGTGTTCCGGGTTGCGGAGGCCGGAGAGCCGGTGCGCGACATCGAGACGGTGCTGTACCGCGGCGACGGCACGTCCTTTCCCGTACGGCTGACCGCCAGCCCGATCCGCAAGAATGACGGGATCGTCGGGGTGGTCATCAGCTTCTTCGACCTGACGGAGGAGCGCGAGCGGGAAGCCCAGGCGAGCGATCTCGCCAATGCCCTTCCGGGTGCGGTGTTCCAGGCCGAACTCCATCCCGGCGGAGGCTTGCGCGCGACCTACTTCAGCACCGCCGCAGCCTCCCTGTTCGGCGTGCGGCCGGATGCCGACCTGACCGCCGCGCGGACCCTGGCGCCTGTGATGGCGATGAAGGGGTGGGCGCGGGTCCGGCACGGCCTGCGGCAGGCTGGCCGGGCGGGCCGGGTCTGGGAAGGCGAGATGGAGATCGCCGGCGGACGCTGGGTGCTGGGCCGCGCCCAGCCGCGCCGCCGGAGCGACGGCACCGTGCTGTTCAACGGAGTGCTGCTGGACATCACCGACCGCAAGGGGCTTGAGGCGGAGCTGCAGCAGGCGGCCATGCACGATCCGCTGACCGGTGTGTGGAACCGCCGGCGGTTCCAGCAGGCGGTGGGCGAAGCCGCGGCCAGGCTCGAGCGGTACGGGCGCCCCTATATCCTGGCGTTGATGGACATCGACCATTTCAAGCGCTTCAACGACACGCATGGGCATCAGGCAGGCGACGATGCCCTGCGCATGGTCGCCGCCACCCTGTCGGACCGGCTGCGCCGCTCGGACGCGTTGGCGCGCTGGGGGGGCGAGGAATTCGCCCTGCTGCTGACCGAGACCGATCTGCCCTCCGCCCTGGGCGTTCTGGAAGCCCTGCGGCAGAGGGTGAGCGCGCAGCGGATGGCGTGCGGCGGGGCGGTCACCATCAGCATCGGCGTCGGCCAGGCCAGGGCCGGCGAGGACATCGACAGCCTGCTCCAGCGCGTCGATGCCGCGCTGTACAAGGCGAAAGCCGCCGGCAGAAACCGCGTCGAACAAGCCTGAGCGGCGGGATCGGTCTGTCCTGCCGGGGCATGCCGTGGAGCGGACGGACCGGGCTTCGCTGACCGTCCAAGGGGAAAATCCACGTCACCCCCTTGTTCTGGAAAGCTTTTCCAAAAACATATGGCGCCTGCCCACGGGGTAAGATAATCATCCGTTTAAAGGAATTATGTCCTTTAAACGGATGAAGGTCCACTGGGACGAATGCCCTCCCGCCATTCGCCTCCCCCCTGACCGTCTTATCGGAGTCCCGAGGCCATGCTGCTGCACGCATTGCTCAAACACGTCGAAGCCGAAGGGCTGGGAACCGAAGGAGGGTCCCTGTTCCTGGGCCGGGCGCCGCAGGACACCGCTGCGGGATCGGTCTTCCTGCCGCGGGGCGGAACCCGCCGCGACTATGCGCAAGGCCTTCGCCGGCTTTCCTTCCAGGTCCGCACCCACGATCCCGACTATCTCGCCGGAGAGGCCCGCGCCCTGGCGATCGCCGACGCACTGACCCTGCGGGCGGCTCCGGCTGGGGGCTGTTTCGTCATCTCGTGCCTGCCCCAGCACGAGCCGCTGATGCCCCATGACGAGACGGCAAGCACCTTCACCTTCATCGTCAACTACCGCGCCGACTGGCGTGTCGCCTGATTAGGAGACTATACCCATGGCCATCACCACCGAAGACATCGCCCTCGGTATCTGCGACGTCACCTTCGACGGCATCGATCTCGGCTCGACCAAGGGCGGCGTCGAAGTGACCGTCAAGACCACGAACTATCAGGTCAAGGCCGACCAGATGGGCGAGACCCCGCTCAAGGACGTCATCACCGGCACCGAGGTGTCGGTCAAGGTGCCGATGCTGGAAACCAACCTGACCAAGCTGCTGGCGGTGATGCCGCAGGCGGTCGGCGTCGGCGCGGCCGGTGCCGAGGTCGGGGTCGAGATCCGCTCCGGCGTCAACATCGACCTGCTGGCCATCGCCGCCCCGCTGAAGCTGCACCCCACCGCCCTGCCCGCCTCCACCACCAAGGACGATTTCGTCGCCTTCAAGGCAGCACCGCTGCCCAACTTCACCTTCAAGTACGAGAACGGCGGCGAGCGCGTCTACGAGGTCACCTTCAGCTGCTATCCGGACGGCACCGCCGGCAACCGCATCGCCGCCTTCGGCGCCCCCGTCGCCGCCTGACCGCGATGGTTCACGGCCGCGGGGGCTTTCGTCCCCGTGGCCGCCCTCGCGGACCTTGCCCGCCACCAGCGACCGGGAGCCTCCATGCCCCAGCCCACCATTTTGAACCTCGATGAGTTCCGCGTTTCCCGCAGCGTCGTCATCGGCGGGCGCGAGCGCATCCTGAAGAACATGACCGTCGAACAGTTCCTGCAGGCCGGGGACATCGAGCGGAAGCTTGAGGAGGCCGGCAGCGAGCGGGCGCAGATCCCGATCCTGGTCGATGTGATCGCCGGCCATCTCGAAGACACCCCGCGCGAGGAGATCCTCGGCCTCGATCTCGGGCAGCTCCTGGTCCTGCTGGCCTTCATCCGCGGAATCGATCCGGCGGAGCCGCCGCCGGGGAGACGCCAGCCGGGGGAGCCGCGGGCGGGCAAGCGGGGGAGCCGTCGGGCCCGTTGACGCGGCTCGACTTCGCCTACTGCTTCGCCCGCGTCAGCCGCTTCTACGGCATCGACCCGTTGCGCCTGCTGGCGCTGCCGGTGCGGATGTTCTGGACCCTGTTCAACGAGATCGACCGGCTGCGCGCGGAGGAGATGGCCGACTGGCTGCCGGTGCATCTGACGGCGGCCGGCATCGGCGCCCGCGAACTGCACGACCGGCTGCGCCAGCGGGTCGGCACGCCGCTCGCCTTCGCCGAGCTGCCCGATGGCGGCTGGGCGGCCGGGGAGCCGGGCCTGACCGAAAAGGCCAGAACCAGACTGCGCGCCCGCTTCGGCTAACAGAAAGGGAAAACCATGGCTGAAAACGCCGCCGGCCCGACTGTAAAACTGGTTATCGAAAACCAGGATTTCACCATTTCCATCAAACGCCTGGATGGTAGCATCACCAATCTTGCGGTGCAGACCAATTCCCAGCTGGATAGCTTGCATCAGCAAATCAGCGAGATTCATAAGGCCGCTGAGGATCTGATCACACCGCATGAAATGGCCAGCCGCTTCGCGGCACCCTACAGTGCGGCGGGAATGCTTGCCCAGAATCAGACCGGCGGAAAGGCTGAAACGGGCGCTCCGCCGGACGCAGCGGCGCAGAAGACCGACGAGGCCGCCAAGAAGTACAATCAGGTGATGGGCGCTGCCTTGCGTCCGCTCGGCGAACGTGTGCAGGCCAGCTTCGGCGACGGCTTGCAAACCTTGCTCAGCGGTTGGAGCGAAGGCGTGCTGAGCGTCGTGACCGGCAAGCAGCAAATCGGTCCCGCCTTTCAGAAGCTGTTCACCACCATGCGGAACAAGCTGCGGGATTTCCTCGTGAAGTCGGTTGCGGAGCAGACCGGCGCCGGGCTGCTCAACGTGCTGGGCTTCAAGACCAGCATCCCCGAAAACGGCAAATCCGCCGCGAAGGCCGGCAATCCGTCGGCATCCGCCCAAACGGACAAGAAGGACGAAGCCAAAGCATCCTCTGACACGTCCGCGAATGGAAATGGGGCAGCTGGTGGCGGATCGGTCGGCACCGGCAACGGACTTTTCAATTTCATCGACTCTCTCTTCACTTCAGACAGCCTGCTCGGCACCATCTGGTCGAAAATATCCTCCCTCTTCACGTCGGATGGGCTGCTCGGCGGCCTGATGTCCAGCATCTCCGGTCTCTTCTCCTCGCTGCTCAAACCCGAAGGGCCGCTGGGCGGCATCCTGTCGGGCATCGCCGGCTTCTTTTCGGCGCTCTTCCACACCGGCGGCATCGTCGGTGAAACCGGCCGGGCGGGGCGGATGGTGTCCCCCGGCCTGTTCGCCGGCGCTCCCCGCTTCCACACCGGCGGTCTGGTGGCGGGCGAGGTTCCGATCATCGCCCGCAAGGGCGAGGCTGTCTTCACGCCGGAACAAATGACGAACGCAGACCGTCTGATCCAGGCGGCGCAGGATGGCGGTCCTGCGGTCACCCAGTCGGTGACGGTGAATGTCGCCGGCGGCTCCACCGGCGACCGTGAGCAGGACAAGGCGTTCGCCGAGCGGATCGGCGCGTCGGTCAAGGAGCAGCTGCGCGCGATGATGGGCAACGAGCTGCGCCAGCAGATGCGGCCCGGCGGCATGCTGAACAACATGAGCTACGGAGGCTGAGCGATGGCCGGCGAAACCACGAGCCAGACCGCCACGAGCCAGAACGGTGTCCCGGTCTTCCTGCCGCCCTGTCCGCCGGTGACCGGCAGCACCATCGAGCCGGAGGTGAAGGTGCTGACCGCCGGTTTCGGCGACGGCTACACCCAGCGGGCGCCCGACGGCATCCACAACATCCGCGACCAGTATTCGCTGAGCTGGGAGTATCTCGACACCGACCAGGCGCGGGCGATCGAGGAGTTCCTGCGGGCCCGGCGGGGTGCTGAAAGCTTCCTGTGGAAGCCGCCCGGCGAACCCGACCGCCGGCGCTGGATCTGCAGCAAATGGAAGCGCACCCGCACCCATTACCTGTTCTCCAGCATCTCCGCGACCTTCGTCGAGGTCTTCGACCTCTGACCCCGCGCGGCCGCTTCGCTCCCTTCGACGGCGGGGGCGGCGCCCATCCAAGGAATCCCCATGAGCCAGACCAACATCCCCAAATGGGATGAACGGCCGGCGCTTGCCGCCGCCGCCCAGTCGCCCGATCCCGGTGCCTATGTGACGCTGTTCACGCTGGACCTGACCATGTATCCCGGCGGCACGATCCATCACTTCACACCCTCGGGCAGTGGCGGCGAGCCGGTCCTGTTCGGCGGCATCGCCTATGTCCCGGTCGAGATGGAGACCGAAGGGTTCGAATGGACGGCGACCGGGGCGCTGCCGACGCCGCGCCTGCGCATCGCCAACATCAACCGCCAGATCTCGGCGCTGATCTACCAGTTCTCCGACCTGCTCGGCGCCAAGGTCAGGCGGCTGCGCACCTTCGACCGCTATCTCGACGGCCGGGCGGAGGCCGACCCGCTCGCCTTCTTCCCGCCCGACCTCTACCGGATCGAGCGCAAGAGCGCCCACACCGCCACCCATGTCGAGTTCGAGCTGTCGGCGGCCATCGACCAGGAAGGCGCCATGCTCCCTGGCCGGCAGGTGCTGCGCGACGGCTGCACCCGCCGCTACCGCCATTGGACCGGATCGGGATGGTCGGCCGAAGGGGTCGATTGCCCCTATTCCGGCGACATCTGTTTCACCGCGACCGGCGAGCGCACCGATCCGGCCAGGGATGCCTGCGGCAAGCGGCTGACCGACTGCCGCCTGCGCTACCCCAACACGACCGATCTCCTGCCCTTCGGCGGCTTTCCCGGCGTCTCCCGGGTCCGGGTCTGATCCGGGTGCCGCTCCCCTCACAGCCAGAGGAGCAAGCAGCGCATGTTCACCGCTGACGCTATCCTCGCGATGAAGCGCCATGCCCTGGCCGACTATCCGCGCGAGAGCTGCGGTCTGGTGGTGGCCGGCACCTACCGGCCCCTGTCCAACCGCGCCGCCGACCCGGCGGCCCATTTCCGCATCGACGATGCCGACTACCTCGCCCATGCCGGCGCCATCGACGCCATCGTCCACAGCCATCCGGACGGGCCGCTCCACCCGTCGGCCGCCGACATGCGCGGCCAGATCGACAGCGCGGTCCCCTGGGCGATCCTGGCCACCGACGGGGAACGCTGCTCCGATCCGATCCTGTGGGGCGACGGCGTGCCGGCGCCCGATCTGCTCGGCCGCGAGTTCCGCCACGGCGTGACCGACTGCTACGCCCTGGTGCGCGACTGGTTCCAGCTGGAGCGGGGCATCCGGCTGCCGGATTTCCCGCGCGACGACGAATGGTGGCACGCCGGCAAGAACCTCTATCTCGACCATTTCGCCGATGCCGGCTTCTCGGTGGTCCGTTCCGGCGAGGCGGCGGCCGGCGACGTCGCGCTGATGACCGTCCTGTCGCCGGTGCCCAACCATGCCGGCGTCGTCCTCGACGGCGGCCTGCTGCTGCATCACCTGCCGCGCCGCCTGTCGCGCCGCGAACCCTTCGGTCCCTGGCACCGGCAGATCGTCCACATCCTGCGTCATAAGGATCTCGCTCATGGCTAGGATCCATCTGCACGGCGCGCTCGGCCGCCAATTCGGGCGCCTTGCCGACTATCAGGTCCGCGACGCCGCCGAGGCGATCCGGGCGCTCGCCGCCAACCATCCCGATTTCGAGAAGATCTTCCGCGAAGGCTCCTACCGGCTGGTCCGCGGCCCGCGCTCGCGCGGCGGCATCGACCTGACCCTCGACACCCTGACGCTCGGGCTGGGCAACGCCGACCTGCACATCATCCCGGTTCCGGCCGGCGCCAAGAACGGCGGCGCCGGCAAGGCGATCATGGGCGCGCTGGTGATGGTCGTGGCGGTGGCTGCGTCTATCCCCTCGGGTGGGACCTCTTTGGCGTTGGGCGCTGAGGTCACGATTGGAGGGGTCGGCCTCAGCGTTACCTATGGCTCAGTTGCACTGTTCGGCGCGTCGATGATGCTGTCCGGCATCAGCCAGATGCTGTCGCCGACCCCCAAGGCCAACCTGCCGGACAGCAAGCAGAGTTATTTGTTCTCCGGCCCGGTCAACGTGACCGAACAGGGCGGGTCGGTTCCCCTGGTCTATGGCCGCTGCTGGGTCGGTTCGACCGTCATCTCCTCCGGCATGGATACGGAGCAGGTCGGAACCGTCCAGCCCCAGCCGGCGGCATCCGCCGTCACCGCCGTTTCGGCTGGAGGTCCGGCAGGAGGCATCCAGGGGGCCAAGGGCGGCGGCAAGTCCGGCCGCGGCGGTTCCGGCGCCACCGAGGATCCCAACAGCCTGCAATCCGCCGCGACCGCCCGGGTGATCGATCTGCTGAGCGAAGGCGAGATCGCCGGGCTGGTCAATGAGGGGAGGAGCATCTACTTCGACGGCACGCCGCTGATCGCCTCCGACGGGACGGAGAATTTCAAAGGCGTGACCTGGAAAGAGCGCCGGGGCATTCCCTCGCAGGAGCCGATCAGCGGTTTCACCGCCAGCGAGACCACCGTCGCCGTCGGGAGCGAGGTGAAGAAGGCGGCCCCGGTCGTCCGCACCATCCATGGCGACGAGGTCGACGCCGCCCGCATCGTGCTGCGCTGGAACGCGCTGACCGAGCAGGACACCTCCAACGGCAACCTGCACGGATCGGCGGTGCAGTTGACCATCGAGGGGCGGGCGGCCGACGGCCGTTGGAAGGTTCTGGTCAACGATACGGTGACCGGCAAGACGACCAGCGCCTATGAGCGGTCCTACAAGGTCGGGCTGCGCGAGCTGGGCAGGAGCCCATATGACATCCGCGTCACCCGCGTTACCGACGATCCGCCCCGCACCGCGATCCAGAACAGCTTTTCCTGGTCGCACTATGCCGAGATCGTCGAGTCCAAGTTCGGCTACGACAATTCGGCGCTGGTCGCGCTGACGGTCAAGGCCGAGCAGTTCGGCAACTCGATCCCCGAGCGGGCCTATGACGTCAAGGGCCTGAAGATCCGGGTCCCCTCCAACTACGACCCGGAGACGCGGAGCTATACCGGCCAGTGGGACGGCAGCCTCAAGACCGCCTGGAGCGACAACCCGGCCTGGGTGCTCTACGACCTGCTGACCAACAGGCGCTACGGCCTGGGCCAGTCGATCTCCGCCGAGGCGGTCGACCGCTGGTCGCTCTACACCATCGGCGTCTATTGCGACCAGCCGGTCAAGTCGGGCCGGACCGACACCGGCGGCCGCGATATCATGGAGCCGCGCTTCACCTTCAACGGGGTGATCTCCGGCCGGACCGAGGCCTACCGCGTTCTCCAGTCCATCGCCTCGACCTTCCGCGGCCTGATCTTCTGGTCGGCCGGCGGCGTGCTGGCCCGCGCCGACATGCCGGCCGACCCGATCAAGCTGGTCACCCCTGCCAACGTCATCGGCGGCAGCTTCACCTATTCCGGCACGGCGCTGAAGGCCCGCCACACCGCGGCGCTGATCACCTTCAACGACCCCGACGACGGCTACCGCCCGACGGTCGAGGTCGTCGAGAATGCCGGGATGATCCAGCGCTACGGCTGGCGGCCGATCGAGGCGACGGCCTATGGCTGCACCCGGCGCAGCCAGGCCCGCCGCCTCGGCCTGTGGATGCTCGACAGCGAGCAGCACGAGACCGAGACCGTCACCTACCGCTGCTCCTTCGACCATCTCGACGTCATGCCGGGCGACGTGGTCAAGCTGGCCGACCCGAACTGGGCGCTGGTGCGCACCGGCGGGCGGCTGGTCGCCTACGATCCGGAGCGGCAGGTCGTCACCCTCGACGACACGGTGACGCTGGAAGCCAACCAAAGCCACGTGCTGGCACTCACCCTGCCGGACGGCCGGCTGGTCGACTGTCCGGTCCGCCGCCCGGTGCTTGAGGACCACACCACCGGCCAGCTCGTCATCGACGCGGCTCCGCTCGGCGGCGCGGTGCCGCAGCCGCATGCGGTGTGGATCCTGACCGCCACCAACCTCGCCCCGCGCCTGTTCCGGGTGCGCGCCGTCACCGAGAAATCGCCCGGCGTCTACGAGGTCACCGCCCTTCTGCACGAGCCCGGCAAATATGCCCGGGTCGAGGAGGGCGTGCAGATCGAGCCTGTGGCGACCCAGAGCGCCGCCAACGCCATCCCCTCCCCCGCCAACCTCGCGGCGGTGGAAAGCGCCTACTGGGTCAACGGCCTGCCGCAGGCCCGGCTGACCGTCAGCTGGACGCCCAGCGACGATGCCCGCATCGCCGGCTACCGCGCCGACGTGATGACGCCGGGCGGCCAGTGGCAGGAATGGAAGGTCACCCGCGCCGGCAGCTTCGACATCGAGCCGGCGGCGGAGGGCGTCTACACCCTCCGCATCACGGCATTGGCCTACGACAAGCGCCGTTCGGTGCCGGCGGAAATCCGGGCCACGGTGCACGGCAAGGGCACGCCGCCCGGCCAGCCCGCCGGGCTGGTCGCCAAAGGCGGGCTGCGCCAGATCGCCCTGTCCTGGGTCAATCCGCCCGACACCGACCTCTCCCACATCGAGGTGCTGGAGGGGGCGGCGAACGACCTGTCGGCCGCCGCCGTCATCGGCACGGTCAAGGGCAACGCCTTCGTGCGCGCCGGGTTGGGCGGGCTGGTCACGCGCTACTACTGGGTGCGCGCCGTCGATCTCGGCGGCAATGTCGGCGACGTCAATTCCAACATCGGCACCGGCGCCACCACCGAGCAGATCTCCCACGACGACCTCGCCGACAAGCTGGTCTCGGAATCGAAGCTCGCTCCCTTCATGGCCGAGCGCATTGCCGGGATCGAGAAGATCGCCGAGACGGTCACGTCGGGTCTGGTGCGCGTCAACGACAGCTACGGCCGCATCCGCAGCGAGATCGGCAAGCGCGAGGCCGACGTCGCGGAGGTGAAGGCGGATGTCAGGCAGGTCCAGGACGACGCGCAGTCACTGGCGAGCCGGGTCACCACCGTCGCCGCCCAGTTCGACGGGCAGATCGCCACCGTCAAGGAGGAGCTGACCGCCCTGGTGACGGCGGACGAGGCGACGGCGACGCGCATCGACACGGTGGTCGCGGCCTGGGACGGAAATCTGGCCGGCGTGCAGGCGAAGCTGACTGCGACGGCGAACGACAGCCGGACCAATGCCGAGCGGATCGACAGCGTCGTCGCCGGCTATGACAAGAGCCTGGCCGGCTATGACAGCCGCATCACCGCCAACGCGACGGCGACCGGCGCGTTGACCACGCGCCTCGATACGATCGGTGCATCGGTCGATGGCGTGAAGGCGGGGCTGACCAGCGAGCAGACCGCCCGTGCCGACGCCGTCGGTGCCCTTGCCAGCCGGATCGACAACGCGTTCGTGGCGATAAAAGATGCTTCAGGGTCTTTTCAGGAAAGCGTCAACCTGGCGGTTACGGAGGCTAAATCCGCTGTCAGCAAGGTAAACATTCTCAGCGGCACGGTCGGCAATCACACCTCGTCCATCGAGCAGGTCTCGAAAGTAACGAACGGCCTGTCGGGGCAGTGGACGGTCAAGATCGACAACAATGGCGCCATCAGCGGGTTCGGTCTTTCCTCGGACCCGGCCGATGAGAGCGGGGTGCGATCCGAGTTCTATGTGCGGGCCGACCGTTTCCTGATCGGCATTACCGGCCCCGGGGGCAGCATCGACCATCCCTTCGTCATCGGTCGGGTGGATGGGGTGCCCCGCATCTCCATGTCCGCCGCCTTCATCCAGGACGCCTCGATCGACAGCGCGAAGATCAGGGATGCAACGATCTCCAGTGCGCACATTCAGGATCTGACAATCCGGGGCCAGAAGATCGAAGACTTCGCCACATCCAATATGAATGCGGCGCAGGGGGTGTGGGACGCGACCGTCGGTCTTCAGACAATCGGGAAACGTGTGCTGATCACCGCAGTGCGTGGTTGGCAGATCGACATCGTTACTGGCTACGGTGGCGGCGAGAGCAGTTCAGAGATCTGGTCTCCATCTTGGGTTTCCGTTGCCTATGCGTGGATAGAGCATCCAGGACCAGGTTATTACACCTGGAAAACAGCAACATCTGACGCCTATGGGCGAAATCCACGCAATTTCTACTGCGCAATCTCAGCAGTGGAGTTGAGGAAATGACTGTATCATTTAAAAAGACCAAGAGAGAAGCTCCGCCGATCATCCAGAATGGTTCTGGCGCAGCTTCAGAGCAAAATGAAAACGTAAGCTCTTCCTACGTTTTCTATAAGCCGGAAACTGGTGAAATTCGGCAAACCGCCTGCATCGGGCCGCTGGAAGTGCCGCATATGCATCTTCCGGGCTGCGAGCGGTTGCAGGCGAAGGGTTCGGTCTTCGAAGACTACGTCGATCTTTCAGGCTCCGAACCCGCGGTACTCTCGCGTCCCGAAATCGAGAGTCTGGACGCTCTGCCCATTCCGGCGACCGTGACCGTCACCTGCCGCGCCTCCGGTGCGGTCGGCACCTACAGGGTCGAGGATGGCAGCTTCGATTACGACGATCTGCCCGGCACCTACGACGTACGCGTCAGCGCCTGGCCTCATCATGACGCCCATTTCGTTCTGGAGATCACGCCATGAAGGTGATCCCAGTCCGCACCCGCGACGAGATCGCGAAGCTGCGCCAGCAGGCCTACCTCGCCGCATGGCCGGCGGCCCGGCAGCTGGAAGCCCAGCAGGACATGCTGAACGGCGACCCCGCCAAATGGGAGCGCATGCGCGCCGACTTCTCGGCGATCCGCGCGCTCTACCCCTATTCCGACACGACCCCCAGCGAGGAGAACTGACATGGCCGGCTGGTATCGCCAAGGCACCGTCGCCCTGACCCCCGGATCGGCCGCCGTCGCCGGCGCCGGCACCATGTGGATGGGCGTCGTGCGTCCCGGCTCCGCCTTCACCACCGACGGCAGGACGCTCTACGAGATCCGTGAGGTTGCCAACGACCACACGCTGACCCTCGACCGCCCCTGGGAGGGCGAGACGGCGGCCTCCTCCCCCTATGCCGTCATCGCCGCGTCGGCGACCCTGTCCAATGCCGAACTGGCCGGCGAGATCGCGGCGATGGTCGCGAAATGGGCGGTGCGCGAGGACCAGTATGACGACTGGCTCGGCGGCTCCCCGAACGGCGGCCCGAATGCCGACGGCAAATATCCGCTGACCGACAGCAAGGGCATCACCCGTCTGGTCGAAAGCCCGGCCCGCCTGCTCCAGCTCCTCGACGACGGGGTGGTGGAGCATGCGGCACAGATCATCGCCGCCATCGAGGACGATGTGGCGACGGCGCGGCAGGCTGCCGCCGACGCCAAGGCGGCGATAACGGTCGTCGGCGCCGACCGGCAGGCCGTGGCGCAAGCCGCCGCGACCGTCGCCGCGCAGGCCGGCGAAAGCACCGCTGCCGCCGCGACCGCGACCGCCAAGGCGGCCATCGCCGTCCAGCGTGCCGATGAGGCCGCCGGCAGTGCCGCCGCCGCCGCCGGGCTGGAGGCATCCGCCACCGCGGCGCTTGCCGCCGTGGAGACGGCGCGCGACATCGTGCTGGAGGCGCGGGTCGAAGCCGGCACGGCGGCAACTGGCGCCCTGTCCGCCAGAACGGCGGCCGAGGCGGCCCGCGACACCGCGACCGCTGCGCGGGATGCCACCCAGCAGGCGCGTGACGCGGCGGTGGCGGCACGGACGCAGGCACAGGACTGGGCGGTGAAGACCGACGCCCCGGTCTCCGGCAGCCTGAAGTCGGCGCTGTCCTACGCCCTGGACGCGGCTTCCCAGGCAACCGTCGCCACCGGCAAGGCGACGGAGGCCGCCGGCAGCGCCGCCGCCGCCGCCGAGAGTGCCGCCGGTCTCGACAGTGCGGCAACCGCTGCGCAGGCCGCTGCCGCCGCTGCCGCGACCGGCGCCCAGACCGCGAGCGCCAAGGCCGCCGCCGCCGCCATCTCCGCCGACATCGCCCGTTCCGCCGCGCAGCAGGCGGAGGCCGCCGGGACCGCCAGCACCACGGCCAGGACCGCGGCGGAGGCGGCCCGCGACAGCGCAGTCTCCTCCATGACGGCGGCGCAGGTCGCGGCCTCCCAGGCCGGTCAGTCGCAGACCAACGCCGCCAACAGCGCACAGACGTCGGCGACGGCGGCGGCGGACGCGATCTCGGCCAAGTCCGATGCCACCGCCGCCCGCGATCTGGCTGTCGCCGCCCGCACGGAGGCGCAGGGCGCCCGCGATCTGTCCCAGGCCTTCGCCCAGGGCGCCGTCGGCTATCAGCCCAGCCCGGGCGTCTATTCCGCCTTCCATTGGTCGGAGCAGGCCAAGGGCCATGCCCAGACCGCCGCGACCATCGTCGGCGGCTCCAACTTCGGCATCGTCGGCGACGGCGCCTCGCAGCGCTTCGCCGCCGACAACCCCGGCTCCCTGCTGAACCTCGTGCAGGCCCCGGGCGGCAAGCTCACCTTCAGCCCGGGCAACCACGCGGTCTCCTTCGGCTTCGATGCCGCGACCGCGCCGGTGGCGGCATCCGGCAACATCACCGCCGGCACCGTGCAGGGGGCACTGGAGGAGATCGACCACCGGCTGTCCACCCTGTCGCAGGACAGCATCGCCAACGGCGGCGGCTCGGTTCATGTGACGGAGGACGGAGCGGTCGAGATCGTTCCGGCCACTGGCCGGACGGCGAGCTACAAGGGCGGCGAGCTGCACAGCACCGCAACCGCTTACGGCAAGGCGCAGACGGATGCCGCCATCGCCGCCATGATCGCTGCCGGGCAGGCGGCCGGTGCTGCCAGGCTGACGACGCCCCGCACCATCGCCCTGTCGGGCGGGGCGACCGGCACGGCGACCTCGTTCGACGGCACCCAGAACATCGCCATCCCGGTGACGGCGGTGGCGGCGTCTGCGCTGACCGGCACCATCGACATCGCCCGTCTGCCGGCGGGCGCGCTGGAACGCCTGTACCCGGTCGCCAGCGACGCCGAGCGTTTCGCCTTGACCACCGCCCAGGTGCAGAAGGGCGACACGGTGCAGGTCGGCGGCACCGGCGGCCTGATGTATCTGGTCGTCGACGACAGCAATCTTGGCAACGCGGCGGGCTACCGGGCCTACACTGCGGCACGCGCTTCGGCGGTGGACTGGTCCGGGGTGGAGAGCAAGCCGGCTCTGCTGACCTCCCTCGCCTCGCTCGACAGCACCGCCGGCGTGCTGGTGCAGACCGGGGCGGGCACCGGCGCCAAGCGCACCATCGGCGTCGCCAACGGCACGGACATTCCGGATCGCGCCGCGGCGGATGGGCGCTATGCGCAGCTTGCCGCCGATCCCACCTTCAGCTCGACGCTCAGCATCCAGAACTCTGCGCGGGCCGAGGCGCTCCATGTGGGAAATACCAGCGGATCGAAGTACACATTCGTCGGATGGAATGACGCTGGCGGCTTCGGCCGGATCGGCGCTTACGGTTCCGGCGCATGGCAGAATTTCGCCATCTCCGAGGGAGGTTCGCTGACTGCCGTCGGCACGACCGCGATGCCGACCGGCGGGGCCAGGCTGAACGTTGCCGGCGGCATCCAGGTGGACAACAAGGATGTCTGGCATACGGGCAACTTCACGCCCTCCTCGAAGCTCGACGCCGCCAACCCGACGATCACGGGCACGCTGACCCGCACCGGCGGCACAGCCCCGGCCTATTACATGACCCAGGACGGCATGGGTCGCCAGCACTGGTATTGGAACACGACCGGCAGCACCTCGCCCACCCTCTCTGTCGGTGGAGAGGACGCAATGGACATTGGCATGTCCGTCAGCAACGACGGGGTCAATGGCCCGAATTTCTGGTTCCGCGGCGCGCACGGCTACGGCAAGTCGGCCGGGGCGGCGATCTCCTGGTCGAACATCCTTCTCGCCAACATGACGTCGCTCCAATGGATGGGGAACAATGTCTGGCATGCGGGCAACCTGCCCGTGACGGTCTCCGGCAATGCCGTCGATTTCAAGGCTCAGCCGACCGTCAACGGCGCTCCGCTCGTCACCAACAGCGCCACCAACTCCGTTACCAAGTCGGCTGTCACGCTTCTTCCCGCCACCGGCACCCTCGACGTTCCCGCCAAGTCCATCCTGGGGGTCTACAGCCAGTTCGTCGGTCAGACCTTCAACGTCGATTACAACACCGAGGCGCAATACACCCAGGAGAACGCCGCCACCGGCACCGATCAGGTCGGCGGCCAGTTCCAGCTTTACAGCACCGCCGGGGGCGGCGGGGTCGACGCCGCCACCAAGCTGCTGATCCACGCCGATGGCGCCAACGGCTCGACCGAGATCATCGACGAGCGCGGCATCAGGCCGTTCGGCACCCATTGCGGCTGGTTCGATGGTTCATCGTCGTGGCTTGTTCCTGCCAGCTACAAGTTGGCTTGGGGATCGACACAGGATTTCACCTATGAGACCTGGGTGCGGCCTTCGTCGGTATCCCAAGCAGCTATTTTTGACTGCCGCACGGGAAGTTCCCCCGGCACGAACCAACTCGTCTATATCGCGGGCGGTCAGGTGCAGTTCTATGCGGCCGGGGCGGTAAGGATCACCTCCGCCGTCCTCGCGTCGGACAATTGGTACCATATCGCTCTGGTGCGCCGTGTCGGGGTGACGACGCTGTATGTCGGAGGCGTGTCGGCTGGAACTTGGGCAGACACCACGGCCTACGTCGCGCACACAATCTCCCTTGGGAGTTATTACGACACACCCAACAACCGGTTGCTTGGCTGGCTGGATCAGGTCCGCGTTTCCAAAATCGCCCGCTACAGCGCCAACTTCACCCCGCCGACCGCCGCATTCGTTACCGATGCCGACACTGTCCATCTGTTCAGCTTCGACGACGGCCATGGCGGGCAGGTGCTGAAGGATCGCGCCAACAGCGGACGCTCCGTCCTCTGCCGTTCGGGGCTCTCCACGGCGCAGGCCAAGTTCGGCGCGTCGAGCGCCTACTGCAACCAGAGTGCTGGTGGCGGCATCTTCATCGGCGAGTACGACAACAAGTTCCACGCCGATCTCGCGTTCGGATCGGACGACTTCACCATAGATTTCCAGATTTACCCGATCAGTTGGACGAGCGACACCGGCAGCGTCTTCGGATACTCGGTGATGGGCACCAATCTGTCGTCCTTCGGCATCCGGGCGACGACGACGACCGATCAATACAAGCTGGTCTACAGCACCAACGGCACCACTCAGGTCGACAGCCTCGGTTTCACTATCGCCACCGGCGCATGGTCGCATGTCGCCATTACCCGCAGCGGCCCCAATCTGTACATCTTCGTCAACGGTGTGCTCCAGGGCTCGGCGATCAATGTCGGCACCGCCAGTCTGTTCCACGGCAGCAACCCATTCTGGCGCTTCGGTGAGTTCTACAATGCCGGTTATCTCAACGGCTATATGGACGAAATCCGTCTGAAGCGCGGTGAGGCGGTGTGGACATCCAACTTCACGCCGCCGACCGTTCCGCACGTTGCTGACGCTCGCACCGTCCTGTTGCTGCATCTCGAAGGGGCCAACGGCGACAAAGTAACTTTGGACAGCAGCGGGTCGAGCTACGGCACCAACGCCTTCGGCGACGCCATCACTCCCACCCTGACCTTCCAGGGCAGCGCCACTCTTGCCGCAACGCAGACGCGCGGCGGGCACAGCACGGCATTGGCGATGAACGGTAGTAGTCAGTACGCCTCTATGACGTTCGCCGCTCCGAGTGCCGGTCACCCGGTCTATTTTGGCACCAACACCAAGTTCTGTATCGAGGGCTGGTTCTACGTCGCCTCGCTGTCAGGCATCAGCACCTACGCCGCGCTGCTCGACCTGCGCGCCCCCGCCTACGGCATCGCGTTGAACGTCTACCTGCTTGCCAGTGGCCAGATGCAAGCCAACGTCCGTCAGGACAGCAGCGGCACCAATCTGCCGGTCAATGGCGGAAATGCGACGGTCGGCTGGAACCATTTCGCTCTGGTGCGCGAAGGACGCGGCTACACGCTCTACAGCAACGGTACCGCCGGGGCGTCGCCGACCAGTCCGCAGGTCAACCCCTACTACAGCAACAACACTTACGCTCTTGCCCTCGGTGCCTGGGCCGATGGATCGAGCGGCTTCTTCCCCATATCCTTCGATGCCATCCGCGTCACCAACGGCCAGCCGCGCTATACCGCCAACTTCACCCCGGCAACGTTGGTCGCCGACGACATGACCACGCTGATGTGGGAGTTCAACGGCGCGGTCGGCCAGAAGTGGGTCAAGGAACTGTCTGGCAACAGCGCGCTGATCTCCGCCGCCAACAACGCCCGTACGGTGAAGGATGGGGTCTACATCGCCCCGACCGTCGTTTCGGGAAACAGCTCCCTGTCGGTCTCGACCGCCCAGACCAAGTTCGGGTCCGGCAGTCTGTACGGCAATAGCTCCAACGGCAACAAGCAGGTGCTGTCGAACGCCGCCTGGATGTCCGGGGCGAACGCGTTGACCATCGAAGCTTGGGTGTATCCCACCACCTCGACCACCAACATCATCGCACAGAAGTGGGACGGCACCAACGAAACCTGGCAACTCTGGCTGGAATCCGGCACCAATTACCCGGTGTTCCGCTGGAACAACATGGCGAACAACTGCAAGGAGTTGACCGCCATCGCGCTCAACACCTGGACCCATCTGATGGTCACGGTGGGGGCTGACGGCGTCGTCACCCATTACATCAACGGCGTCAAGAAGACCACGGTGAGCGGGCCGGTCGTGCGGACCGACACGTCCGGCGCCCTCTATCTTGGCGGCGCCTACGACGGCACCGGCAATTTCGTCGGCTACATCGACGAGATGCGGCTGTCCTCCACGCTGCGGCAGACCGCCACCTTCAGCCCGGCGACCATCCCCTACGGCGCGAGCTACATCACCGGCCCCTTCTACGTGGCGACCGCCAATGCCTCGCGCATCGACGTGTCGGACTGGAGCACGATCCATTCGGCGACGATCACGCAGACCACCCCGCCCGGCACCAGCATCAAGTGGTTGGTCAGCTTCGACGGCCGGGCGACGTGGCGGAAGTGGGACGGGGCGGCCTGGGTTGTCGTGCCCCTCAACAGCGGGGCCAGCATCGACACCAACGGCAACGATTATCTGACCCTGCAGAATGCCCTCAAAAACCTGAATGTGGAGAGCTACGGCACCATCGACTTCGCCTTCTCGCTGAAGACGGCCAATCCGAACTTTTCGCCCAGCGTCGATGCGGTGACTCTGGCTCGCGACGAGTACGAACTCGGGGCCGCCAAGATCGACTACACGATCAAGCGCAACGGTGCGGCCGGGGCCGAAATCCACCGCATCACCAACCTGAAGCCCTACCCGGTCAACGTCGTCTACGACTACGTCGCCTGACGCGGGGCCTGACGCGGGCGGTCCCGGGGCCATCCCCGGGACCCTGCCCCCGCTCCGGCGGAGCGCGGCTGCCTTGACGATCCCGGCAGCGCTCCGCCGGATCCGCTCCCACCCTGTCTCCTCACCTATCGCCCGGGAGTCCCGATCCATGCCCGATCCGATCTGCAAGGCCGCCATCGACCTTGTGAAGCATTTCGAAGGCCTGTCCCTCGATGCCTATCTCTGCCCGGCCGGCATTCCGACCATCGGTTACGGCCACACCGCCGGCGTGACGCTCGGGCAGAGCATCACCGCCGAAAGGGCCGAAACGCTGCTGTCCCGCGACCTCGCCGCCGCGGCGGCCGTGGTCGACGGGCTGGTGACAGTGCCGTTGACCGGCGGGCAGCGCGGTGCGCTCGCCAGCTTCGTCTTCAATCTGGGACGGGGCAATTTCCAGTCCTCGACCCTGCTGAAACGGCTCAACATGGGGGACCATGAGGGGGCTGCCGGCGAGTTCGGGCGCTGGGTCTACGCCACCGTCAATGGCAGGAAAACGCAGCTTCCAGGGCTGGTGAAGCGCCGGGAGGCCGAGGCCCTGCTGTTTCGCCGCACTCTCTTCCTGACCAGGATCGCCGCGGCCGATCCGATGCCGCAGGCCCTCGACGATCCCGCATGA